TCACCCTTGCGAGCCGTGATGTTTAGCTTCTGAGCTACATCTGTTATTGCCTTTTTAGTTGCCATTACTCCTCGGTTTGTTGTTCTTGTTGCTGTGTCTCTTGTTGCTCAGAGAACCTTTCGTTCTTACCGTCTTCCTTCATGACTTCGAGCTTCTCTTTGAAGTTCTGATCGTCCTCGCGGAATCCGAGCGTGGCCTGAGCCTTGATCGTTTCAATCTCTTTCTTGAACTGGTGCTCCATCTGCAACACCTGCATGTCGAGCTGAGCCTTGAGCTGCAACTCCTGCTTCTTGAACTCAGCCTCCATCTGCATCTCCTGCTGCTTAGCCTGCGAGGCTATCTGCGCAGCCTGCTGGGCCTGCATAGCCTGAGCCTGTGAGTTCTGAGCCGCCGCCTCTTGCTGCTGCTTCATGCGCTTCTTGCGTCGTATGACAAGGAGTCTCTCCGCCTGGTTGACGTCTTTGAGGGAGCGCACAGCCATGGCATCCTCTAGGTCTATAGAGCCCTGCTGGATAGACATCTGTATGTTCTGCTCCAGGAACTCTTTGTCCTTGTCCTCCATCTCCTTCACCACCTGCACCCCGAAGTTGTACATGGAGAGGTTTTTAAAGGAGTTCATCACCCCCATATTCGTCTCTCCGATGGCATTCTCGTAGATCTTGTACAGCACAGACTCCTGTGGGACGATCTGCAAGCACTTGACAACATCGCTACATACCTTCTTGTATAGAAGCATAGAGGCGTTGGTGATGTCGTAGATTGCATTGTTGCCCTGAAGGATTGCATTCTGCTGAACCCCCACGAGCATGTCGCCCTTAGGTGTCGTCCCGTCCATGGACTCGTTGATACCCGATGTATCTCTGATGAGTTGTAGGTAGTGATTGTACAGGGCTACGAGCTCCTGGATGTTTCGGATGGTATTTCCGATCTCTCTGACGGGAGGGTTTTGGAACCCACCCTCGGGGTTCTTGCTCCTGTAGTAGAACACACCCGTCTGCTCGTAGATGTCATGGATCTCCAAGGGCTGAAGCTCCCCACCCTTGCCGAGCTGTACGTTTTCCAACCCCTCGATATCTATGACCAGCCCGTCAGGCTTGGCCTTGGCTACCGCCTGCTGTATCTTAAGGTGTGTCAGCTGCAACATGTCGGCAAACCCCGTGCAGCTCTCTACGAGAGACTTCGGGACCATGCGCCTAAAGTTTGTAGCAGTGACGGAGTATGAAAGCTCCGCCCTGGACAGGTCGTGAATGTTCTTGGGGACGTTCTTCTTCTTGCCGTAGTCGAATATCTTATCCGTCCCGATGATGAAGGTGCCGCCGTAGACACATGCGATATCCATCCTGTGTGGCTTTCTACCAAAGACACCCTTTGCCTTCGGCTTGTAGTCCATCCCTTTGAAGTAGAAGCCAGTGTTTCCGAACCTGCTCTCCTTCTCTTCGAAGTGCATGGCATCTACAGAGATAAACTCAAAGTCCATCAGCTCCACCATGTATTCGTCGTACCCGTAGATGGTGCGCATGTATCTGTCGTCATAGTGTGACGAGTTGTATCGAGACGCATCGTTGGAATACTTATCCTTAACCTTGTTGGCTATCTCCTTGTAGTCCTCCTCCGTGAGCTGATCTCCTGCGATTCTCTTGAGCTCCTGTATGGGGATGCGCTTGATATGTCCAGCGTATACAAGATCCCCGAAGTTGGGGTCTTCGGTGTAGCTGTGCAAGAACGTAGCGGGGTCGACATATTCGATGTCAATGCCCTTGTTAGGGTCGTTGTTTCTCTTTACTACGGCCATGCCCAGGGACACGATGTCCATCACGGCTCTTCTAAATGTAGTATCGTTGAAGTTCGCCCAGTTCAGTGTGAGGCTCGTAGCGAGCTGCGCAGCAACCTCGGCGTCAGTTTTGATGTTCGTATCCATGAACATCTCGGCCTCCTCCATGGTCTCTGGTATAGACTCTGGGTCCATGTCCAGGACTACACCCGCCTGCTCCTTCAGAGACTGAAGCTCCTTACGCGCCTGGACCTGCATCTTGATGCGATCCTTTCTCTTGTTCTTCTCTGAAGAAGAGATAGGGTCTGTAGACTCAAGGTTTGGATACGGATCTCTAGACAGTATCTTGTTGAGCACTATCTTTACAAACTTAGGCAGTATGGGTACTGGCGTGTAGTCGAGATTCAACAAGCTTCCGTCGCCCTTCTCTGGTGACAGAGAGTTCAGCAACTGCTTGTATATGGTGGTATCTTGAGTGCCGTTTGCGTAATCTCTGCTTCTGCTGAATATCTTATTTCTTCTTCCGTACAGAGAATGAGTGTCAGTGGATTGACCCCACTGAGAATACATAGCCTTTGCATACTGAAGCCCATAAGACTTATCCTGCTTTACAGAATAATCGGCCAGAGGATCAGGAAAACCCTTCTTGTGTGAGTTATTGCTGCTATACATTGGCACAAATATACTAAATCAACCGATTGGTTTATACCGTCTAAAAAACTTACGCTCAGTGAAATCGGTCTTCTCTTTGGGTTTGGACTTCTGAGCCGCAAGAAGAGCCAGGCCAGAGCTTATCGTAAGGTCAAACTTGGTGCGATCGTTGATCTTAAATCCTATCCAGTCCTCTAGGGTTCTGTTAAGATACATTTTGCCTATATCGCCTGTGTCATAGTTGATACCTACGTGATCGTATATGTACTGTTCTATGGCGTGGGCGTGAGCCTGTATCACATCCTGTGAGTTTGAAGGGATACCCTTGGTCTTCACGTTCACCTTGGCGTTGGCAGACTTCAGGTGATCTGGCCTGTCCATTAGGTATCCGTCGTAACCTCTTGATTCAAAGTATCTTACGATACCGTACTTATTGTTTTCCACGAGGAGTGGGTACCCGTAGAAGAACGCAGCCATCAGTACGTCTTCGTAGAATATCTTGGCCAGGTCTGGCCTAGAGGCGTACTCCACAACGAACATGTTAGAAGGGTTCTCTATGTGAAACTTGTTATAGAGATGCAGTGCCCCCTTTGAGCCTCTCCCGTCTACGGTGGAATCCAGGTCGTAGGAGTCTACACCTCCACATCCTCTGTCTGCAAACGGAGCTACCCTCTGTCCGCCATCAACTTTAGATACATTTCTTTGCTCTTGAGGAGGCATCCATGCCACCCTGAACCTACCGTTCACGTCAGGAGAGAACACCACCTCCTTGTCCTTCTCCTTCCATATAAAGTTACCCTTGACCACGGGGTTGGGGAACAGTTCGTCGTTGTGTTCTATCTGCTGATAGATCTTACCTATGTTAAAAAGGCTACCCTCGATGCTGTCTCTAAATGCCTCATCGGTGGTAAACGGAAACTGCCTTACAACCTCGTTAAGCTCGGAGGGGTCATGCTTCAGACTGTCCCTCTCGTTTTTCAGGTATTGTTTCGATCCCTGAGTAATGTCATCACCATCAATACCCCCCACAGGGTTATCAGGATCTTCAACGACTGGCTGTCCATGGACATCGAAAAATCCTTCAAGTGACTGATGGGCTGGGATGAATAGCCTGTAAAGGCCGCTGCGAGTTCTACCATTTGCGTTTCTTTCGTTAGGGTTCGAGTCTTTCCAGAGGTCCTTGTATTCTTTTCCACCCTTGTCCATAGGGTTTACGGTGCTGCCCACCAGCGCCTTCCCCACAATCTTTCTACCCACGATGAGACACGTCCTCTGGATTCTCCAGGCGTCTCGAATGTCTGTGGGCTTCTCCCACTTACCCGCCTCGTCTAGATACAGTATGTGGAGCTTCTCCCCATCATACGCATTGTTTGTGGTGTTCTTCCAGTTTATGACCGTATTAAGAGCCTCGCCCGTCTGCGAAGTCTTATTCTTCTTCGTGATTCTCTTACTCGGCTCGCGAAAAGCCAGCTCCATGCGCGGATTGGTCGTTCCATCTTGAATGGGTTTAAAGAAGAAGGGGTAGTGTCTAAACATGTAGACGACCTTCTTCATGAATATGTTCTCCTGCGCGTCCTTACCCGTCTTCGACTGTATGCCTAAAAGCTTGTCCTTGACTTGTGTTGCCTCGTCTACCAATACTGATGCACAGATGTTGGTGTATCCAGATCGACGGCACTTGGTGTAAAGTTGGCCTATACATCGCGGGTCGGCCTCACACGCAGACATGTGTAAAAAAATGTCCCGCTGGAATGCAAGATAGTAAGGAAACCCTATATCGAGCTTCGTCCACTGCAACATCATGTAGTGCCTACCCGTAATATACGTAGCGACACCGTTGTTATAAAACCAAAAACCTTCACGCCTGCGTCGAAACTCCTCCTCGATATACGGACGAAACTTTTCTCGAAACTCTCTGGGCGTCTCGGACCACTCATCCATAGATTTAATCCTAGACAACTCCTCTGGCATAGGAAGCCTCTCCCACAGCTGCAGGTGGTCTGGGCGGTCATATCCAGCAATCTCTTCTTTGGGCGGCTGAGCGGGAAGTGCAATGAGTAGATCACCAAGTTGAATAACTTCACCCGTTGTACCCTTGGGGCAAATTGAGACAACATCCTGATCATAGTCATCTACCTTGACCAGCATAAGACTTCTTGTAGTTTACCGAACCCTTGTTCTTAGACTGCTTCGTCTTAGCGTGAACACCCTTGCGTCTTACACGCTTCTTCTTGTAGTTGTTTACTTGGATTTTAGCCATTGTATTGAATTTAGTACGCCCGACAGGATTCGAACCTGTGACCGTCTGCTTAGAAGGCAGATGCTCTATCCAGCTGAGCTACGAGCGCATGGGGTTACCTGCTCCGCCTACGCCTGGGCCTGTTGTTGGCCCTGTTTTGAGATTCTGGACGAGGGGTTGTCTTGTCAGACGTACCTATGTGCGATTCGTCGAGACCGTCACCGTTTCCGTATGTACCCTTACGGCGGTTTACCTTATTCAAAGAAGCCCTGTACTTTTTGGCTTTTCCGCCCTTTCCGTACTTCTTGTACTCCTTATCGTAGTCTCGCTTTTTGAGCTTCATGGTACAAATATAATAAATTGTTGGGGCGGCGGGACTTGAACCCGCGACTTCCTGTGTATAAGACAGACGCTCTAACCAACTGAACTACGCCCCAGTTGATAAGCCCATTTGCGTAGAGGGCCGCCTGACGAAAACCAACAACTCAGTCCTCGAACTCATCGTTCCAGGAATCCTCCCAGAACTTGTAATCTGTTCTATTGTATTGCCATACTATTTTTTTCCAATCATTTAGAGAATCTTTCAGCGAAACCTCCGCTGTAGTCTTTTGTTTCTTCGATCCCTCCATTAGTCTGTAAGTCTTTGATCATTTGTTCCAACCTCTGTCTTTCGACTATGAGTTCCTTGCAATCTGTAGCCGTCTGCTTGATAGACTGCAACTCTGCCTTACGTGCGCTTCCGTTGATCTCGGGGTCCACTGGCTTCTTGATCTCATCTATCATGTTGTTGATGGCATCCTCCATACTCTCTAAGAGTCTTCGGGCGGCATCAACTGTTGTGAACTTCTTCGACATATAGCAGATCTTGTGTTCTAGTTCTGTAGTACTCCTTACCGTCTATCTTGATGCGGTAGTCTCGGTTTTCTTTGAATCCGACAACGTCCCCCACTTTCAGTCCAAGATCTTCAATCCCGTTAGACGTAAAAGCGACACGACCCTTTGTAGGTAGCTTCTCTTCAAGTTCGACAACTTCGATAACATCTGACTTTGTTTTTAGTTCTTCCTGATCCACGGGCTCCAAGAGCGACCACCCTGTAAGGGGCCTGATCTTTCCATCCTTCTTGCTCTTGTATGCTATGGCTTGATTGTTGAGCGCCTCCTCGTTGTACTTGACGATGTAGTGGTCATCATCTCCCGTGAGAACTTGACCACCCTGCATAACCACCAGGTGGTGAAAATAAAGAGTGTCCCCAGGCTCTACGCCTGTATCGTATTTAAAAGGAGATGCAACCACAGGTCCCTCTGTAACCCTGTAGTTGAACTCGCCCATTTCGTCCCACTTGCTGTCTATGTACAGCTCGGTTCCGTTGGACATGGTGATGGTGTCGTTGATGAGCTTTTCAAGCTTTACGACAAAGAAATTGAAGGTTTTCATTTTATTTAATTAGTAGCTAGGGGAAGGGCTGGAGGATCCACCTCCACCGCCACCGCCACCTCCGCTGGAGTATCCGCCTCCACCTCCGCCCCTTGACGAAGATACAGAAACACGTGGGGCGTTTGCAACAAATTCTTCATTTTTTAAAGAAATCTGTATCGACACGATCTTTTGAGCAGCCTCTGCTGTAAGCGGTACAAGGATATCGTGAGGAGATGAGACGTGTCTACCTCCCACCATTGCCCCCTGACTTATGTGCACATGATACGGACCAGAGTACGGGGTGCCGTCTGGTCTTGCAAACTCTGTGCCGTCGGTCACCAAATTCTCTCTAACCATCTTTACAGTATGCTAAAGTCCACATTAAAGGCAGAGGGAGGATTTGGGGTGTACTTATTACCTGGTATATAGTGTGCCCTAAAGTCGCCAATCTTCATCTTACCGTTGTTAAGATAAGCACCTCCAACCACAAGAACGCCAGGCTGTGGATTAACGTTAGTGTCATACGGGAAAAACGGAAAAGCTATAGGGTCTTGAGTGTTGCTTTTCGTAAATATGTCCTGAGCTCTAACCGAGCTGACCTGAAAGACAACTAGAACGGTCCCGTCCCCCAGATCTACTATAGAGGCTATCTTAAGCCTGTCGTCAAATATGAACATATTGATTTCAGGTTGACTCAGATTGCCTGTAGGTGGACCACACCCTATGTAGGAATTCTTCTGGCTCACTAGTCTACAGCTATCAGAAAGCTGCTGAGGTATGTCTTGTAGGTCTGCTCCTGCAAACTGAACAAATTCCTGTATGTTGGTCCTAACAAATGTCCCCACGAAAGACACCTTGGGGTATATGGGGAAGTTGCAAGAAATTCCAAAGGGGCCTGCTAGAAATTGCTGAAGCACTGAAAGGAGGTCAAGCTGAACATCTTCGTTCGAAGAATAGGGGCTAGAATCAAATGACACCGAAGCGGATATAGTTTCTGGAGCATACCACTCCCATATTGTGCTGGGTGGCATAACCTTAGTCCCGCCTCTTGTTTTTCTTTTCTTGTACCTAGCCATCTTAAAAGTTTAGGTCGTATTCTAGTATACACGGCATGCAGTCTACAGACTTCCATAGCATCTGACCCCCGTCATTCTGTATGTAAACCAGGTACCGCTTCACTCCGTATTTGTAAAGATGTTCGTCATCAAGCACTATGGCGCTGACCTCTCCAGAGCCTGCACGCATACCGACATAGTATGCCATGGCGTCCTTCGGGTCTCTGCCGATTATAATCTTTCTAATAACTCCATTCATCAGTTCAATGAAATACCGAGCCCGTCTAAGAGGTTGTCTAGGTCTGGACCCCTCCTCTCTTCGTAGCTCTTGTCTATAAAATCAATTAGCGTATCGAGCTCTTCGCGATTGTCGAGAATGTAGTTATACATAGCTCTCATGTTAGACATGCTCTCGTCGATGGGCTCCAAAACACCAGCCACAAAGATAGAAAGAACTCGGTCTCTCATTTCGTACTGATCTAAAAGCGCCTCGTACTCCATGAAAAGACGCTGCACCTCCATCAAAAAATCGTCTTCTTCCATATCTTGTGGGTTAATTAAGTGAAAATGCCAAAAAGCAAAATCTCAAAAAAGAGAATGTTCCGTGACTTTGCTCTACAAGATAGCAAATATATCAAGAGGAACTATCTCAAGAATTTCAAGAGGGCGAAGAGGCTGATGGTAGAATCTAGCGGCTTAAGATTCAGTCACATAGAGTTCTTACTATGGGCATACGACCTACAGTTCTTCACAATAGACTACGCGTCTACGGCATTAGAGATGAACAAGACAAACCTATCCAACAGGGTGATATACCCGCTGGTAAAAAAGGGGTACATATACAAGCACTTTGACAAACTCACCCCCTCAGACACATACGAGGATCATCTATTTAGAGACGAGACGAAGTACAACTACAGGGTGAGATACGCTATAACGCAGAAGGCCAGGCTCCTTGTTCAGAGATTCTACTCTATGCTTAGTAACTGAATAATTATGAGTAAGTTAATGACGCAGTCAGTTGCGGGGAAGCGTATCCAGTTCTGGTCAAGTTGCCAGTTATTGTGATAGTTTGACCTCGTCCCGCAGCAAATAAGTCGCTGATCCTTATTTGACTTGTCCGTATTTCTCTCTCACCATCACTACCTACCCCATGTTGAGTACTAAAGGTAAAGGTGTTGCCTGTAGAAGAAGCACCGCTTGTGGTATTATTTACTTCAACGGAAGTTAAGCTGTAATCAGTCGCATCCCCACTCCAATCATTTGTGTCGTCAATGAATAATGTTATGACAGTAGTAGTAGGGGTTCCAGAAAGCCTTATGTTTGGGGTTGTTCCGCCGCTGTGTGATGTCTCAGTCCATGCAGTACCCGCGCGTTCTGATTCTACTGCTGACTGCGCACTAAGCTGTATTGGTGTACCTAATCCTAACATGACTATATTAAAGAGATTTAAACATTACTTCATAGTAGACCTTTCCCTCATCGTCACGACAAGCCTTGAGGCAGCGACCACGATTAACGCCATCAGACACATAACTGACGTGAACCCAATCAGGATTGTCTGAATCACCAAACTCCCACACCATCTGATCAAACTCAACATTCTCTCGTATCCAGTTGAAGATCTCAGAGTTTGTACACTTTCCGTATACGTCTGCATCAAGGTCGAGTGCTCTCCCTTCCATGTGCTGACTACGAAGCGAACCGCCGATAGCACGGTTGAGCTCAGGGCTACGATAGCCTGACGACACGTATATAGGGCACCCGAAAGCATTCCTAAGAGGTTGAAATATGTGCTCTGCAATCGACTTGAGATTTTCGATAACCCATTCATCATCTGGAACATTATTTATGCCGAGTCGTTTAGCCGTGGTGCTTTTTGTCACCTCGGCGAGCGATAGATTTTTTGACAGCTTCATTGTTTATCCGTCGTTTTTCGTTCTCAACACTGGAGACTTTTCTTTTTTTCCTGGGGTTGAAGTAAAACTTCTTCAAGACGTTAAGGAATTTTTACACTCCAAAATTTGCAGGTATGAGAAATTGTCCATAGAATGAGATCAGCGACTACAGCAAATCTACGAAAATTCAATTAAAACATATCGCAATGAAAAATGCAATGATGGTGGCAACCTTATGCACAATGATCTCTCTGTCTTCTTTCGGACAGTGTGCTTCTACATTCATCGTCCAACCAGTAAATATGTGGGAGGACGTGTTTACTTACGAGGTAGATCAGATCTTCAATGACATTTGCTACCAAGCGGTTCAGCCCGTCACGGTAGACAGATTCTCTATGATGGATATCACGGCCCAAAGCTCTACGTTCATCATCACCGTAACTAACAACAGCGACATTATCGACAGCTTCGTAATTAACCCAGGTCCCAAAGTAGATGGATGTACATCATGGGTTACATCATCACTAAATGGAAGCCTAACAAACCTATCCATTCAGTAAGAGAAAAGCCCCTTTCGGGGCTTTTTTTTGACCTTTATTTTAGATCAGAAATCTCTTTTGCCTCGGCTACTATACGACCCAAGCCTTTTCATGAGGGCCTCAACGCCAGCAGATCTTTGATCCCTGTCAAGCTCTTGCTCCGCAGTCAGACGATACATGCCAGGCCCCATGTACTGTCTACCACCCTGCATCTCGTCCATTCTCCTCATGGTGGCTGCTTTCATTGCATCACCGAGACTAGATGACACCTGACCCTCCCTGCCTTCGGCTCTTTCTTTCATAAAGGCCAAAGCCTCTTTGGCACTCACGGGCAGACCGTCAATGTAGATCTGAGAGGCGTCATCCATGATCGGTTCTTGACGCTCAACGTCAAATCCGACCTGAGTTCTACGAGTCTTTACATCAAGGCCTGGAGTCTCTCCACCCTCTTGCATCACCTTACCTCCGTAAGCTTGAGACTTCTTCTTTAGTTTCACCTTTCTACCCTTGAGGATATCGGCAAAGGTTACCTTTCCGTCACCTGTGAGATCGGGAAAGGTCTTGCCGCCCTTCTTCATGAGATAGATCTTGATGGCTCTGGCCATGTCACCACCGTGACCCATCTCCATCTTGCCACCCATGCCGTAGTCCATTTTACCGCCCATGCCGTATTCGACATGACCGCCTCCTGGCATTTCATTTTTTTTCATGACTCGTGGCATATTCATGCCACCCATAGCCATATTCTTTCTCTTGTGATACATTTTAGCTTGCTATAAAGATTTCTACGCTGACTGCATTAGATCCTGGATCAACGAGTATTGATTCTAAGTTGTGAAGTGTTGTCTCGATTGTGGCGGCGTCGTCCCTGACGGCCAATCCGTCAGAAGGCGCGCCCATGATGAAGCTACGTCCCGCCTCTACAAGAATGGTTACGGACTCGTCAGCTGCACTATCGTCCTCCCCCGCGTCTATCTGAAGCGAGAGGTTGATGGGGTTGCTTGCATCAAGGTTCGTCACCCTGATGTATTTGACATCCTCCACGTCGAGAGAGTTGTCTGACGTGTTGGCTGCCGCGTGGAAGTTAGCCACGGTGGTGTCCGCACTGGCGGGGCAGGTTACGATACGATGCAGTACCTGAGTCACTGATGCGATCTCTTGCGAGATCTCAGAACCTCTCTCCTTACCGTTGAGCGTTACCTTCTCTGTTATGGTTGATACAAGTGTAGCCATTATCTAAATCCGTATTTCTTGGCAATCATTTTCTTAAGGTCGGCTGCGCGTCCACCCTGTCTCATCTGCTGGACCTTCATGCCCTTCTCGGCAGACAGACCACCGAGAAGTCCAGCGATACCGCCACCTCCCTGGCCTCCATAAAGGCCAGCAACAGCTTGTCCCATCTGATTGCCGCCTGGAACCCCCATCTTTCCTAAGATTGATCCCGCTAATTGAGCGTTAATGCCTCCAACAAGATTGGCTCCTTGCTCAACCGCACCTCCAATTTTTTCAAGTCCAGGCTTATCAAATTTTTGACCAAGCCCCTGAGCTAAGTTGCCTGCGCCTGCGACCGTACCATAAGGGGTCAAAGACTTAAGAGTCCCTTCGAAAAGACCCTCTCCAAATTTTTTGCCCTGTAGCGCATTACCAGCAATGTTCATAATGGCACCCCCTATACCATACTCTACCTTACCTCCGTCCTCCTGGGACTTCGTAAATCCCATGCTGTTGAGCTTCTCAAGGTTTTTGTTGTATTCATCAATACCCATGTGGCCTTTACGGTACATACTGAACAGTATGTCCTTCTGCTCCTTGTAATCTTTTTCACTCATAGGCCCCTCATGTCCCTCAAGGTAGTCTAGAAGATGGCTTACACCGACCTTACCCCCGTCTCCCATAGGCCCCTTATCATCTGGGTTGAATCCTGGTCGCTCACGACGAGACCGCTCTCTAGATTCATAAACTTGATCCAGAGGGAAGAACTCATTGGGGAAGTCTTGCTCTTTAGGTTGATCCTCAATGTCGAATCCAAAGTCAACCCTAGAGTCACCTGTTAGCCCACCAGCAAGAATTCTTTGAGCCCTATCAAACTCAGCCCTGCCCAAATCTGCAGCTGCGTCTCTAGATGACGCTCTAGCAGCACCCATGGCGATGGGATCTGAAAAATCCATAGAGCGGTCCATCTGAAGTCTATCAAACTCCTCGCGTGAAGGACCTTCCGCACCCATGCCAAAGTCTACGTCAGTGACAGGTCTTGTGACTCGTTCTCTATCCTGGGCCTCCTGTCTCTCAAACTCATCGGCACGAGCTATAAGTTTCTGTCTGTCCTCTTCTCTATCTGCCTCTTCGGCGCGATCTGCACCCTCAGCCATACGCACACCCGTCTCCTCTTCTCTCTGTCTAGCCAACTCCTCAAGCTTCTGCTTCTCCTTCTTGCTACGCTCGTCTGCTCTAGCAACCTTTCTATCCAACCTTCCGTCTGCTCTAGCATCCCTTCTATCTGAAGCGCGACCCATGAAATCCTTTGCGCCACTCATAAGCTGCTGACCAGCGGTGGTAGAAAGCAGTGCCGCAGCACCTGCAAGCCCTGCACCGACACCCTTGGCCGTAGACTTCCTGGCCTTTCTAAACTTCTTCTCTTGTGAAGCAAGCTGTTGCTTCTCTCGGGCACTCAGCGTACCCTTACGCGCCTGCTTCCTAAGGTTTCTTAGGAGGGCTCTGCTTCTTTTTTGCTTAGACATGAGGCAAATATAAGACTATTTACCTATCAGTCTATTTGAGCTATACTGCCTCTCCTAAACTTGTCCAGATATTCTTCGGGGTGGAGGTTGGTTCCAGGCACTTCGTACTTCTCACCGTCCCTGATAGAGGCAAAATACTCTCTAGTTCCCTGCCTACCTATGTAATTGGTGAGCGCTGCCACGTCATTGAGGCTGTACCCCCAGTCCTCCCCCAGTTGTGGGGCATATTCCTCGGTGAGTTCCAGTGCATTCCTACGAAGAGACGGTCCACTGATCCCCTCATCCAGTCTCAGGTTGAATATCTCCTCCTGCTTCTCCAGATCCTTCGCAAATCTCTCCCTGTCGTAGCCTTTCAGCTGCGGCATATCCTTTACTTCGTTCCAAAGCTGTCCATAGAGTCCCGTGGCAGAGCTTTCAGGGTTCATCATAAGCACCCCTCCCAAAGATTCGGCCATACTGATGCCACGCTTCAGCATATCTACATCGAGACTGTCTTGCGGCACGTCATGCCCCATCTCAGGATCGTCTACATAGATCACATTGCCCTGCGCATCCAACGCTTTCACCTTCTTGGGGTCACCCGTAAGCACCCGCATACCCTGTTGGGCCGCTCTTTTTAGTATCATGATATAGCTATCCCGTATTTAACCAATATACTGCCTTCTGTGTGCACACACAAACTAGAAGGCTAGGCATTGTTCTAACTAATAGTCGCAAAGTTATAACCTTTTTTTTTAAAAGTCAAGAGTCTAGCAATACTTTAACCAATCTGCGCAATGTACTGCCTTACAGATAGTTAGCTTGTTACTGCCTGGCCTGATGTTTTTTGGTTGAAGGGAGTCAAGCGCGAAAAAAACGATCAGATCTACGTAGGGTGGGGATTATATGTATCGTGTGAGGACAGCAGCCTGACAGAAAACTCGTTTTCTGAGACCCCCTCCCCAACGATTAGCAAGCTAATCGACCCTAAGTTTTGACCCCAACTTGCTGTGCTACAGGTCTTTAGACCTGAAGCCTTAAACTGATGCTTTAGCATCAACTGCTGAAAGGGCAACGCGTTGTTCCTGGGCATAATGCGTTGACAATCACCCCCTTTGGTCCAACAGCTTGGAGTCTTACTCCAACTTGAGTAGCCATTGACCAACCCGATGTTGTTGACAATCCTAATATCTATGGATATTAGCAATACAAATACCAACAGCAAAACCCTTGGCGGAGCGGTGTGCAGCGCCGTAGCCTGCGTAGCCAACTTGTTGGCTTCCTGCGACTACCGAGATTTGGCCTCAACCATTACTCTACTTCGTAGAGGAATGAAGCAGTGGAAAACTAGAGGGATAGGAAGAAGAGAGAGAGGAGTCTATGACTCTCTCTTCTTTCTATTCCCTCCTAAAGGGCTTTGAGAGTCGGCCCTTTGGGAAGTCAAACTTCAAACTTCATCTACGATGAATAACTTCCAGTTCTCCGACTGCCGTAAGGCAGTCAACCAAGCCACTTTCCGTCCAACAGCAGAGCGTAAAGCTCTGGCTTTGCAGCTTCTTTCAGAAGCTGTTGAGTTCATCTCTTCCTTGGAAGAGGTGAAAGACAAGCCTTCGAAGAAGGCTAAGTCGAAGAAGCGTCGTCGTAAGACGACGAAGAGAACACCTTCACAGAAGGTGGCAGACCGCCAAGACAGAGCGGCACTCAAGACCAACGAAGTTGGTCCTGTCAAGCCTTCGAAGAAGGCTAAGACAGCTTCCGTTAAGGAAGCTGCGGCATCAGCCAAAGCAGTCAGCGAAGCTACTGGAGCTGCTCAGAGAGCAGCTCGCAAGGCTGAGCTGAAAGCTCAGGCCGACACTGCCGACAAGGTAGCTTCCTTGGAAGCTAAAATCGAGGCTCTCACCGCAGTGCTCGCTGTGCACATGGAGTCTACGACTCAGCCCTCTCCTTCCAACGAAGTTGGATACGATGGTCTTCCCTTCTAATCCTTTAGGATTAGTTGAATTGTTTCACCTTAATTCATTGAAAATGAACTACTTAGTTTCTGACCTTGATGTCGAAGACATCAGCCAAATCACCATTTCCTACCCGCAGGACGCGACGCTCGACTCCGAGACCTTCAGCGAAGCTGTCGCTTTTCTTGACTCCTTCGTTGATAACGAAGAGGACGGCGACAAACTCCGAATGCTGTGGGACTTGCAAGGTCTGAAAGACCTCCTGTATGACGCAACAGCGGGCGCTGTGAAGATGACCATCTCCCGAAGCCTGCTTTCCCTTGGAAGCGGTTGCTCCATAGGATAACCCTTTAGAGAGTCTTAGTATATCTCTCTCTCTGAACGTAGTGAAGAGAGAGATATACAAGACACTCTTAGACAACAATTTTTTTCAAACTTCAAACTTCAACACCATGGACATGCACAACAGCATCCGCCGTCAGCTTATCGCTGACCTCCTCGACTCTCACCTCTCATTCGACGCAGTGCGTGCCACAGCGACGTGGGACGAACTCAACTGCTTAGAGCAGATGACCTTGGAAGACTTGGTTGACATGTAATGTCAACTCCCAGGCATACTGATGAGCGCTGAATGCGCGAAACACCACGAAGTGGTGTCTATGTCAAACTTCAAAATTCATCAAAGATGAGCAAAAATATGTCATATCCTGAACTTATGGCTCTGCGCTACTTCAACGTGCAGAGCGGCAACGGATTCTCCGTTGACAAGAACCTCAAAGGCTACAACCCCACACGGGAGGCGTATGCAGTGGGAGGCGCGACGGACTCCGTCGAGATGGTGGACAACGACTTGTTGTCTTACAACAACTTCGAAAAAATCATGAAACTCAACATTGAGTTCATGGAGCGTCAGCCCGACACGACCATGCAAGTAATCGGTGCGTGGATAAACGACGACAACTACGTCTACATCGAGGTAGCCGACATCGTGTTCGACCGCGAAGAGGCCATCGCCTTGGGCAGGGAGCGCGGAGAGGAGGCCATTTGGGACTTCGATAACGACTGCGAAATCAAACTCACATGAACGTGTGGGAACGCTACCCCAAGCGGGGCACGATGAGCGATTGGCTCCCAAAGTCGGTACCAACCGACGAGTATCGAATGGTGTACTATCGTGGCTATGACCGCGACGATTGGGACGCCATCGTGTTCAAGGCGTGGTCACTCGACCATGCCAAGCAACGGGCACTCGACCTTGTGCCCGACGGACACAGAATCAAGTCAGTGAAACCCTTTGATAATCAGTAAATTAACCCTTCAAACTTCAACATGAACTACAACCCCTTCCGTGGTCTTTGCCACGACGAACTTGTCATCGCATACGTTCAGTTCTCAGGCAGTGACGACCGCGAGGCAGTAGCCTTGGTCGCTGACGCCTACGACGAGGACGTATGGATGGACCTCACTGAATTTGGTATCGGAACAACCGACCATCCTTAATAGAGAGTCTTAGTATATATACTCTCTCTGAACGTAGTGAAGAGAGTATATATACAAGACCTCTCAATGTCAAACTTCAAATCCAATCTCAATGGACAACTTCTTCAAACGCCCCGTCGGTGCGGCGGTGCTCTACCTCAACGACTTCCACTTTGGGAAGAATCTCGCTCTGCTCAATCGAGCCGCACGAAAGGTGCCAAAGGATGTGCAAGGCTATGCCTCTCTCATCTCAAATGTACCCAACGTTAGCCCCGACACAGTTCAGCAAATCATCAACCTCTTGGATGTCCACGCCAACGACGCGATAGCAGCCGAGAACGAACTATTTTCAGAATGAAATTCAAGCACGACTTCAAGACCACGCTACCACACGTAGCTATGACCACGGCATACGACGTGGACCTTGACCGCGCCACGAATGTGGAGATGGACACCACCATCGAGGTTGACCCCAACCACAGGTATGGTGGGTGGTACGAAACCTACGACGTTGACACAGCGGGTGACCGCTTCTATGCAAGCGGAATCCTCGAAGTGTACTGGGATGACAACGGAGATGTACGCCTTACGGGGTACGACGGATGCTTCGAACTCCCTGAATTTATAACCGATGCCCTTGAATCCAAGGGCGTAATCATTGACCTATGAACATGACACAAGAACAATGCGAAAACGCAGTCAAGGCACTGCAAGACTCAGGACACCGCGCCTCCTATGTACAGGGGGCACCCGACGACCACGGAGTGTGGTTGGACGACGTGTGGAACGAAGACCTACAAGAAGCACACAGCTTCCGACTCCACGACGAAGAGATTGAGTGGTGGAGCACACTTCCCTCTCAAAACCCAAACTAAAGACATATGAAGAACAAGACAAGAGAAATCGGCGACATCTTCAGCGAAGGTGTAGCCCGCGAGATTGAGGGTGTGGGTCAGTACGACCGACTCTACCTACGACTCAACAACTGCGGTAGCTTCGAACGTGCGCTAATCGAGGCGTACTTCAAGGCAGACAGCGCGAACAAGGAGCGATTGGAGAAAGCCTTCAAGCACACCATGTTCGACCTACGATGACTTAGAGAGTGTTAGTATATATCTCTCTCTGAACGTAGTGAAGAGAGATATATACAACACCTCTCAACAACATTTTCAAACTTCAAATTCCAAACCAATGGACAACATCAAAGACATGACGAACGACGAGTTCATCAGCCACCTCATGACGGGGTACAACAAGCACGGGGCACTCGTGCAGATGGTCATCATTGACTGCCTTCAGCGTGGTCTTGACCACTACATCTCACACAAGGACCAAATCCTTGAGGATGCACAAAAGTCCCGTGAAGACGGGCGTATCTCCCTCATCAACATGGAGGCATGGGTCTCCTGCTGTGAGGACACACAACAACGAATCGAAAACAAGTACTCATGACCATGACACTAGGACCCAATCAAGTGGTGGTCCTCGACTACACCACACAACTGACTCACGTATTCACATACCCTGATGGTACGGAGGACATCGAAATTTGGGTGGAGGACACCCACGGAATCAACATGAACAACGCACACTACATGACATGAACAACATCATCGAAGTAATTGTCGAGCTGTCCCGTATGCAGGGTCAGGCGATCGACAGGGCACAGGCAGAAGCCCTCAACACTGCCATCGAAGCTGGCTACGACAAGTTCCAAGCGAGCAAGACATTCAACCTGAATAAAAGCAAAGACAATGAGTAACGTAAATACATCCAAGACCTATTGGGACAACGAAGGCAAGTACCAAGAGCAGTACAACGCCGCATGGAAAGCACTCATCCCCGTGTCGGGAGAGGCAAAGGACGGGTGGCCCGAAGCCCTCCGTGCTATCTCCCGAATCGGTTACGACTACTACAACAACGGCTTCTGCAACCTGTGGAGGGCTGACGAAGAGTACGACAGCGACGGAAGCTACTACGACGTGTACCGAATGGACTCGTATTACAGAGACATGGTAGAGTACCTTGCCTACGAGATTCCACGTGACCTACACAAAGAACTCCAAGAGTTCCTGTTGGATGCCCAAGGGTACGGGAATTGGAGCAACCAAGCAAGCATCATCGACCGAATCATTGACCACATTATGGAAGGCATCATCAAGGATGGCCTTCTCGAAGAGGAATTGGTTAGTTGAAGTTTGACCATAGGGGGGACGCCTTTCGGGATGCAACCTAAAGGTTCTCTTTGGGTCTGAAACGTCAGACCTTCCCCCCGCCTTTTTCAAGGGAGCGCAGTCGGTGCGTACATCTGAGTTTTTGAAAGTATTCTCCAGATGGCAGTTGTGTTCGAATCCCAACCTCCCTTCTACATGGCAGTGACACTAGCGATGGAGGCATCGCATCGGTGTGTACACGGCAATAGCTACTCCTTCTACCCTTTACCGAGGGCTTATGGCAACGAGTATGAGCTTGTGTGGTGGTTCGACTCCACCCTCTGCTACTAATTTTTACAAACTTCAATTCAATACACCATGAAACAATACGCAGTAATCCACGCTGTCGCAGGACTCTTCGAAGGGTACTCCGACACCACCTGTGAGTTCTTCCCCAAGCGGGGGTTCGCAGACAAGCACATCAAGCAAATCCTCAGCGGCTACCGCACAGATAAGATGTGCGTAGACATCGACCACCGAGAGGACGACATCTATGTCACCATGACTCGTGAGTACGAGGACTACCACGCTTGTGTTCCCTTCGACATGGAGCACGACGACTGGGTTGCCGAGAACGGCGACGACGTCAGTGTCGAGGTGTTCCGTGTCATCGAGCTTGACATGTCCAACCGCTCTGACTCCACCGAGTCTTGTTGGTTGACGTGGGACCAACTCGAAGCCACCCAAGCATGGGACTACACCCCCCTGTGTATGTCCTTGGTGACCCGTGTGTCAAGCGAGGTATTCCACAGCGCAGTCGGTGACCCTGATGCCATGTACTACGCTTTTACGCAGTTCAATGACTTCGTCCAGTCTGTGTACAAACTCAATCATGCGTCCATCGACATCGACGACTACGTGATGCACGCTTTCCGTATCCCCAAACCCAAAAACTCTGACAGCTATGACTCGTGAAGAAAAGATTGACCGCTACATCGAAAGCGTAGTACAGGGCATGGATTGGAAGACCATGTACCACTACGTCTACGATTCCATTGAGGAAGACCTCAAAGACAGCACCGACGAGCAGATTGACGAATTGTACAACGAATACTTTGAAGACAATGACGAGTAAAGACATACAAGACTACATCGAGATTGACCTCGGGCAAGACATGCGTCACGATCCGTGCATGCTCCTCGAAGCAACACAGGAAACCGCCGCCACCTTTGACCTTGACGAGTGGAAAGTCCTTCGCTTTCTACTTGCCAACGAGCCAATGGCTGGCACACACAGCTATGGCTTTCATACCCGCTACGGCAGAGCTATCCGAGAGCACTTCTCATTCATCTACCAAGCATGAGATTCCCACGATACAAACAAAACCTATGGACAACCAACGGCTACGTTGTCAGCTACGGGACACCTGTTGCCCGCATTGAGGGTGACACCCTGCGACAACTTGGCTACTGGTCAGTAACAACCCAACGCCACATCAACTATGCGGCAGAACAATTAGAACTCAAACTCAAAAAACCTATCAACCCATGAATTCAGCACAAGAATCCAAGAACGAGCTTGAAGCGGCTATCCGCTACGCAGAGAACGCTATCTCCTCTGCCAAGACAACCATCGAGTCGATGGAGTTCCGCCAAGAGATGGCACAGAAGAGCTACCAAGAGCAGACAGGCCGTGAGAAAGCTCTACAAAATCAGGTCTCTAAACTCAAGTCCTCAGGTGCCCTCCTTGAGGAGCGTTATGATGAGATGAAGGATGCCGCGTTTGCCTCGCGCAAAACCATCGAGCACCTCAAAGACAAGGTGCAGGGTCAGTACGACGACATCAAGCAGTTGGAGCGTGACCTCACCGTCAAGACATCCCAAGCAGAAGCGTGGAAGAAGGAGTACGATAAACTCAAGGGTGAGGTCGAGTTCTACACCAAGAAGTACAACGAGTTGGCACAGCAGAAAGACGTGCCCACTATGCCTGTCATCCCCAAGGACGTAGCCATTGCCATCTTCCGTGAGGGTATGGTGTATGGTGCAAGCAACGTATGCGACGAGATTGACAATGCAGACTCCATCATGGTGGAGGATAGCGACCACGTTGGGAACTTCGAGGTGTCATTCAGCATGTACGTTGACCTCAACGACCACCTCGACCTTGACTTCCTGCGTAGCGCGGCTGTTGACAACGCCGACGAAGAGTGGGTTGTGGACTGCCTCAACGACCTGTGTGCTGACAACAAGTTCGAGTGCCGTATCCACGGGCTTGATGACACCACTATTGACCTAACCAAGAAGAATGACTGACGAATACATGGACCACTTAGCCATGTGCATCGACAATAAGATGCAGGCATACGAGCTATACCGAAGGCCTCGCGACAAGATGATGCTTGAGTGTATGCTCAGAGACTACGAAGCAAAACAAAAACTAATGATGCAGAATGAAAAACTTAAAGAGATATCGAGTCCGTTTTCACCTCGCCAAGGGTGACAACTTCATGAAGTGGCAGGTGTTCGACAAGCAGAAAAACATCAAAGAGTACCACGATCCTGAGACGCGCAGTATCATCATGCGCAACTGCTTGCTTGGAAATCAACCCGCAACTGCACAGAAAATTTTCAACGGAGACAATAAAACAGTATGCGCTTGGGTTGCATGTGAGGAAGTTGTTGTCGTAGATTCGGTGCCCTCTTTGTCTCGCATGGAGCACTACAAGTACAACCCACGGAAGAATCCACACTGGTTCACCGACAAAACAAATAACGCCGATGGCAGAAAATTCAGAATCATGGTAACCAACAAACGCAAGGTGTATGGATAAGTACACGAGGTTTCTTCGCAACCTAGCCAAAGGCGAAGGCGGTAGCGCCCGCTCAAGACGCAGACTAATGGAACGTGAACTACAAAAACTAAGACATCATGACGGAACAAGAAGTGATGGACTGGATGGAGAGCTACCTCAACGGGACGAAGGCGGAGACGTCGGCGCTCGGGATGATAAAGGCTGACATCGTCGAGCACGGGTTTGACACCTGGCTTGAGATGCCACCCGAAACTATTATCGAATGCTACCTGCAGGTCTCGGAAGAGATTTCTCAGGACCTAATAGACAGCTTTACCACCATGTTCTCACAGCAAAAAGACCTAGACGACCTAGGCATTGAACAAACATTTACCCTCGATCCTGCCGAATGTGTAGCCGCTATGCGTAACGGAATGACCGACATCATGCGGTCTCTACTACACTACATCGACGTGCAACGCATGGCAAACGGACTAATCAAAGAAGATGAATACTGACATACCAAGAATCCTAGAAAACATACGCATCTCCTACGAGTACGAGATGGGTGAATATCTTGAGCCAGACAGCAGACGTAGGCACAAGGTTGAGCTCAGGAATGCACTCGTAAACGCCGCCAAGCCTTACGGAACGTGTGCTCAACTAGCCACGATGGTGGGCAAGGCAAACCACACCACTACGATACACTGCATGAAGGAGCACGAGGTGTACCACAACTTCTCTCCACAATACAGGCGAAACTATGCCAAGGCCCTAGAGGTCGTAGAAAAGTTCGCACGAAGGCATCAGCTACTGCCTCGACTAAATGGTCAAAGAGGCGGTGCCAGTAGCCTTGAGAGCGAAATCAGAACAATCAACATGAGCATAGCTGCGCTTCAATCACGCCGAGATAGGATGATTGAAAGTTTGGAAAGCTCAAGGCAAATTGCTAAATTTGACAACTCATCAACAATTTAATTTATGGCTAATTACAAATTCAAGACCACGAACATCCGTGGCAAGCAGTACGTTGAAGTCAACGAACGCATCAAGTTCTTCCGACAAGAAGACAAGTACGACGGGTGGGGTATCCACACTGATATCAACATGCTCGATGGCAGCCAGTGCCTGTGCAAATGCACGATTACAAATTGCGGCGGCGAGGTAATCGCTCAGGGCCATGCACACGAGGTGCAAGGATCGTCCAACATCAACAAGACCAGCTACATTGAAAACTGCGAAACATCAGCGGTCGGACGCGCTCTGGCCATGCTCGGAATCGGAATTGATACCAGTATCGCCTCGGCCAACGAGGTTACCGAAGCCATCGCCAAGCAACAAGAGATGGTCGACAATCCTCATGTACAGAAGCTGGCGAAAAAGCTCGACGCCCCCGTTGAAAACATTATGGACAAGGCGGTCGCCTACATCAAAGGTCAGACAGACAAGCGTAAGGCTTTCGACTCCATCACGAAGAAGTATGGAGGCCAGCTGACTGAGAAGCAAGTAGCAGGGCTACAGAAGTTCGTTCGATGAGAGGGAAGACTATCCCAGACACCATCAACGACCTTATTGACGAGCGTATCGAGGCTGAGCGCGAGATCTTGTGGGCATACTACAAGAGAGTCAAGTACATGTGCAATGAAGACGCACGTGGCGCCGTTAGCAACCACTTTACAGTGTCCCCAAACAAGGCGTATGACGCTATAAAAGAATACACCAAAAACTGGCACAATCTAAACCATGAGAGATAAACTAACAGAAGCAGTAGGTAAACCACACCTGTCATACTCATCACTCAAGTATGCACTCGGAGACATGCGTCTTTGGGAAATGTATATGCGAGGTCAGTTGAAAAAAGAGTCAGAAGCCCTTACCTTTGGCACCCTTTACGACATGTTGTTGTTTGAACCAGAAAAAGCTCATGACAAGTACGTTGTTTTGGACGATTTGGATATCGTCGATACTATTGGTGGTAAGTTCCCACGCAATACTAAACGCTATCGAGAATGGAAAGCGGAGTTTGCGGAGGCGAACAAGGGCAAGGAGGTAGTAGGCCAGGTAGACTGGAAGAAAGCTCACGACATGATTCAACGCCTCAGAGACTGCGGCCTCTACGACAAGAGGTTTGCAGGAGGTAAGTATCAAGTAGAGTTCAACGTGGACATCGACGGCATACCACTCAAGGGGTTCCTTGACTGCCTACAAGACGACTCTATCATTGACTCGAAGTCTGCCCGATCCATACCCAAGTTCAGGTATGACGTAAACAGCTGGAGCTACGACATCCAAGCGTATGTCTACACCAAGGTATTTGACATCAAGGATTTTTATTGGGTTGTTCAAGAGAAAGCATACCCGTACTATCCAGCCGATGTCAAGTGCTCAGAAGAGACACTATTCAAGGGTGAGATGAAGTTTCATGAGGCGCTAGAGAACATCAAGACATGGCTCGACGGCGACAAGAAAACAGAAGAACACTATGCTGAATTTATTGTATAAATCACTCAAAGTCGTATGGTACCTAACGCTTGCGTTCTGCGTACACTACACAATCGTAAACCTTTTTCCTAATTAAATAATTTAAATCATGAGCGATCAAAGCTATGACTCCGTACTCGTAGGGTACACCGAAGAACCTCGTTACTACGAGGAAAACCTCTCATCTTGGTCTGTCAAACTCAAAGACAGCGAGCTGAAAGAGATGCTTGAGAAGTACACCACCACAAAGAATGCCGAAGGGCAGGGTGGCAACGTGTACCTGAAGCTGTTCATGTCTAAGAACGGCAAGCCATGTTGCAGCGTGTTCGACCCGAACAGTGAAGCAGCCAAGGCTAAGCGTGCCGAAAAGAAGGCAAAAGCAGAAGCCGAATCAAGTGACCTCCCGTTCTAAGGGAGCACCGATATACTACATGAGCGCTCGTGTCGCCTTCAAAAAAAAGAAGGTTGTACACGAGCGTCTTATGTGGATAGTATCCGTTTACGACAATCCGAATGACATACGTAACTACGACTCAAAGACAATGAGCCGACTTGAATCAGAGTTATACGGCAACACAAAGGCGGCAAGACACGTAATGATTCGGGAAATCGTAGACAAGAAGCTTATATCTCATTCAAATCTCACGTTAGATGACCACAGAAAGCAAAATAAAAAGTAAGTGCAAGGCGCTGGAGAAACTATTGGTCTCAAAGAACGAGGCGTATGGAGACTCAGCTCTCGAACCGCTAAACGTTTTCTCTGCAGCTAATGCCATATCAGCTATTAAGATTCGCATTGATGACAAGTTGAAGCGCATCAAAAACTCAGGTCTAGTCGACGCAACGGAGGATACGTTGCAGGATCTGGCAGGTTACCTTATCCTCCTCATGATTGCGAAAGACAATGAACGTAACGATATTCAAGAGCGTATTCGACAAGGAGAGCCCTCACGTCATAACCCTACAGACAGCACTATCGAGGATTCAGGATGGGAAGTCGTCTACCACGATTGATGAAGTACGTAGTGGTAAAAAGGATAAGAAGAAGAGCCTACCCGTGGTCTGCTTCAGCGGTGAGTTTTCATCGCGTTCCGATGACGCGCTCTTCGAGCATTCGGGATTTATTGTTTTGGACTTTGACCACGTTGACGTTGACCAGACCAAGCGCTCCCTTGCCACGGACGATTTCATTCATTCATGCTGGACTTCGCCTAGTGGAAACGGAGTCAAGGCTTTGGTCAAGATTACGAACCCTGAGAGACACAGGGACCACTTTAGAGCGCTTGTCAAGTACTTTGAAAAGCAACACGGCCTCGAAGTAGACGAGTCGGGTGTAAACGAATCTCGTGCATGCTACGAGTCTTATGACCCAGACATCATCATCAAAGATGATTTCAAAAAGTTTGGTGCGTTTACATCGGAGCATGCAGAGGCACAGACACCAACGAATGATGCTTACGATCACACGGACTACCAACGACTGAATCTTGCAGCACGCATGATCCGTCAGGCAGAGGACGGCTCAAAGCACCAAGCGCTTCTGCAAGCTGCCAGATTGTGTGGAGGGTACATCTCTGCGGGTCGCATCGAGGAGGATGAGGCAGTACGGGTGCTGCTTCGTGAGATATGCAAGCGCGACATCGACTCTGAGTCGCACGCCAAGCTCACCATCAGAGACGGAATCGAGTATGGTAAGGCACTGCCTATCAAGCAGTTGATTGATGACGAGAAGGCGGCCAAGCGTGAGATGCTCATCAATGACGGCGACATGTCCTTCATCTCTTCGGATGACGAAGACTTCAGGTGGATTGACGATTACTCACAGGGCAAGATCGAGCTAGGGCTGGACACGGGCGACCGAGAGCTTGACGAATACTTCAGGTACAAGCGCGAGTTCGTCATCATCAACGGCCACAGCAATGTCGGAAAGACAACCACAGCCCTGTACTTGATTGCCAACTCTGCAATCAGGCACAACTGGAAGTGGATCATTTACTCCAGTGAGAACCGCACAGCCTCTGTCAAGATGCAACTGATGCAGTTTGCCATGGACAAGAAGGTAGCCGACATGAACTTTCACCAGCGCAAGCAGGCGTACAAGTGGGTGCAAGACCACTTCACTATCATCAACAACAATGCGGTGTACAGCTACAGCGACATCATCGTGTTTATGGAGAAGGTAATGAAGCAACAGCCAGTAGACGCAATCTTTGTTGACCCGTACAACAGTCTCAAGCTAGACATGAACGGCAGTCGCATCGGTGTGCATGACTACCACTACGAGGCAGCGTCAGAGTTCTTGACCTTCAGCAAGAGCAACAACGTGGCTGTGTGGCTTAACATGCACGCGGTGACAGAGGCTCAGCGCCGCAAGGGTGAGGATGGACTGCCCGTCGCCCCTTACGCAGAAGACACGGAAGGTGGTGGAAAGTTTGTCAACAGAGCGGACTGCTTTGTAACGATTCACCGAAAGGTTCAATCGGCTGACCACAACATACGTAAGATGAGTGAGATACATGTACGAAAGGTGCGTGAGGTAGAGACGGGCGGTAGGCCCACTCCGCTAGACGAACCACACCGTATCATCATGAATTTGTCACACACAGGCTTTCACTCATGGATCGGTCAACGGTCTATGTTTCAGCCAATTACATTCGAAGAGCCCAAGACGATGCCGCTAAATCTTAGCTTCTTATCCACAGGCAGTTGATTTTCAAAAATAGCGTTGGTAACTTCGCTTCGTGAAAAGAAAGACACGTACTCCGAAACGGCGTTCAGCCCGAAAAAAACATTTGGGTCGTTACGCAAGTTCGATAGAGAAGTACTGTGCTGATCAGTTGAAAGAATACGGGATAGCTTTTGACTATGAGGAACACACCTATGAACTGCTTGAAAAGTTCAGGTTTCCTAACAAGTACTTCAAGATGACATCCAAGAGGAAGGATATGACAGACCGATCTGGGTCTGTCGTTCTTCCCATTACATACACTCCTGATTTTGTGGGGAAGGATCACAGTTGGATCATAGAGACCAAGGGATATCTACCGTCTCATCATGACTTTCCAATGAGGTGGAAGCTTTTTCTTCGGCATTTGGTTGGAATAGACTCCAAGTGCATTGTATTTTTAGCGAAGAACAGCGGTCAGGTAGACCAAGCCATTCAAGAAATCCTAAAATCAATCAAAGATGGAGATATTTGAGCTTAGTCGGCTTATCTTCGATTCATGTGACCGCATCCACCAAGCGACTACAGATATGTACGAGCACGTTCATAGAGACGGAACTCCTCGTTACGAATCCGATGACATAGAGTCTATCATAAAAGACTTCAGGGAGTGGGTGAATCACGAGATAGACACGATAAGGAGCGCGACGTCTGAGTACAGGGAAGGCTTCGATGAATAATTCTAGAAGGCGGTACTCTAACGCCACAGGTAGAGTCGCTGAAGTAAGGTTTATTCGATCAGCAAGAAAGAAAGGACTGCTTGTAAACAAGTCCAGCCACACAGAAGACATTCACGAGCACATAGATTACTGGCTCGCCATGTCCTCTAACGGAAATAGATGGGGTGTTGATGTAAAGGGGAACAACTTACCAGATGAGATCTGGTGTGAGTTTAAGAATGTTCAGGGTAAGCCTGGCTGGATGTATGGAGGTGCAACAATCATTGCCTTTGATATGCCTGAGGAGGGTGGGTTCGCGATCGTCGATCGAGAGGAACTCGCCTTTTTTTGTGAGAAACATGTAAGCAACGAAGTGGTGACAGATAAGCGCCAAGCTTACCTAAAAAAGTACACGAGAAAAGACAGGCAGGATGTGATAACAATACTTAAACTACACGACCTCAAGTCGTTAATGTCCTATCGAGTGTGGGAATACGATAAAGCATATTGAGTATCTTTATTGGTCCATGAAAACAAATCGCCACAAAAAAATCAAGATGAAAATAGACAAGCTTCTTGAGCAAAACGCAAAGTATCAGGCCGCCCACGTGTGCGTTACAAACAACGCAGAGCAGCAAAAAAAGATAAACGATTACTGCAATAAGAACTTCATCGAACCTATTCGTGATCTTGATTGTAGAACTTACGACCTGATAAAAAAACAGAGTGATGTTTAAAATCAATGTCGTTTGGTTTGTTATTTTGACCGCTTGGTTCTTCCAGCTGAATGAGATGTTTGGCCAGGAGTGCACCATCATGCACACCAAGAAGCAGCCATACGTTATGGGACTCAAGAAGATGGTTGATGTGGATCTCGATGAAGTCGACACCGTTACACTTCCTGTCGTGTTTCACATTGTACACACTGGGTCTGCACAAGAGAATAACGTATCTGATGAACAAATACTCTCTCAGATTGATGTGCTGAATGAGGGGTTTGAGGACAGCAAGATTCAGTTTTGTGTGGCCGTGCGTGACCCTGACGGCAATCCGACCAATGGGATTACTCGTTACGATGCAAGCTGGAATGAGCAATATGTTTCACAGGGTGTTAGCAATGGCCAAATGGCTGGCGTAGGCTGGGATCAGGAAGCTATGAAGGAGTCTTCTGGCTGCTGGAATCCTGACGAGTACATCAACTACTACGTTGTGTCCGAGATCAACGACAACGACGGCGAAAATGGCATTCAGGGGTTTGCTTACCTGGGCCCAACTGGTGACTGTAGGGACGGAGTTGTGGTGTTGTACAATGCTACGGGCACTGTTGGGGTTCAAAAGCCAGGAAGGACCTTGGGGTTTACAGGCGTCCACGAGATGGGCCATCACCTGTCTTTGTGGCATACCTTCTCCAACACGTCTTCATGTGGTTCAGAAACTAACTGCGAAACTCAGGGCGATCAGGTGTGCGACACTCCATCCACGCTTTCGAATGTCTATAGCTGCGACAATCCCGTATGCCCTGACGCCCTCACAGAGAACTTTATGGACTACAGCCCAGAGACATGTAAAGACGCCTTCACTGTCGGTCAGGCTGAGCGCATGCACGAGATGCTACAAGGCAGTCGGCAAGGGCTGGTGGACAACCTTTCCTGCGTTCCCGTAGTAGACTTTGATGTAACCGCTGGCTCGGCGTATTACCAGCAAGAGTGGTGCACCCCGTATCAAGATATATGGGTTGACGTGGTAAATCAAGGCACTCAAACTATTCCTCTTGTGGACGTACAAATTTTTTGCAACGGGCTGCAAGGTACAACCACCTTGTATGACTTGCCGACTGGGTCAACTCAAGTGTTGTTCGAATCAGTATATGTCGAAGGTGCAGATGAGTTTACAGTCCAAACAACATCTAGTCTTGATCAGTTCTTAGACAACGACGCTTCGTGGTGGCCTATATCTGTTATCGAGGGGGACCTTTTGGAAATAAAGGTTTCAACAGACACCTGGGCTAATGAAACCAGCTGGTGGCTCTATGACAGCAATGACGAGGTCGTGGTTCAGGATAACGGGTATCCGTTTGGTATAGCCGACTACCTTTATGAGGCTTGCATCTATGACGAGTGTTACACATTCGTGATTCAAGACACCAACGGTGATGGATTCTGCGCTATTGATTTTGATAGCGACGGTAACTGCGACATAGGCGGGGATGGCCTCGTGGCAACAGTAGGCCTTGATACACTCGCAGCTACGGGCTTTGGACTTGAGTTCTCTCTGTGGGAACAAACGTTCTGTAACTCACTGCCTCAATGCAACATGGACTACGATGGTGACGGATACATTGGTTCTCAAGATGTTCTGGAGCTTCTTGTAGACCTTGGGTGCGAAGGCAACTGCTACACAGACCCAAATGCCGACCAAACTGTAAATATCCACGACTTGCTGCTAATGCTTGCAAGTGTTGGACCATGCCCTGAAGAATGAAAAAGCTCTTACTTTTCTTTTTGCCCATACTCGGTTACGGGCAGTGCGATATGGAGATATTGGGATTTGATCCCGTCTCTACCGACCTGCTGCTTGTAGTAAACGGTGGGCAGTGTGGAACTGAGGCTGACAGCATTGGTGAGTTTATACTCGCGCTTGGATTCAACCCGCCACCCGATGTCTCGCCGTGGCCTTGTTTTGGCAACGAAGATTGGATGCTTCTGCTTTACCCGCTAGACTTTCCTGGTTTCGACATAGGTGAGGGGTCAGACGATGTGCTGCAGTCTGGAGACACTCTGCTGTTCAACATAGTCGAGGATACGCCAATGGCAGGCAGTGGCACTCTCGCGTGCTGGGAGCAAGCCTTGCAGGAGGGTATATTTTTTGATGACTGCATGGTGCTTACAATAATGCAAATCAATGACAGCGAGTGCATTGACGGATCTTGCGAAGGCCTCGCTGGTTTTGCATACCCAGATGAAGACATATCGAACAACTGGCTTGAGTTCTCTGTGGAGGCAGACGCATGCACTCTTCCTCCTTGGCCACAGCCATCAGGTCCAGACCCCGTAGATAGCACTGATACTTCTGGTCCACCACCTATCGTAGACGACTGCCACGATCCCTGCATATACGTATCGAACGCCATCACCCCAAACAACGACGGGATGAACGACTACTGGAAGCCAGTAACCAAGCCAGACTGTTGGTGGAGATGGGAGTGCACGGTGTACAACCGATGGGGTCAAGTAGTGTGGCGCACCGATAATCCCAGAGAGGGATGGGACGGGTCTTCTGGATGGAGCTACGCACCAGATGGCGTTTACGTTTGGAGCATAAAAGGCACCACTCACAGATCAACGAAGGTGGTTAGTATGAGTGGACACCTCACCTTGTTTCGTTAAAAGTCATTCAGCATGATGTCGTCAACGGCCTCTTGAACATCGTCAATGGTTGCCTCCATCGTCATCATGATATTCGCCTGAAACCTTTCCTGTTCCTCTCCCTCGTTGAAAATAACAATCGTCGGGACGACAACAATCTTGTGCTTCTTCTGAAGATCTGGAGCAGTAGCGATGTCCACACGGGCAGTCTCGCAGTCGTTCAGGCTTTCTATCCATGGCACACTGTTTTGTGAGTTGAAGCTTGCGTTGAACTCAACAACACAGATTCCTGATCCGCAGAGCTCTTTACTTTCTGCAGGCGTCACAAAGGCCGCCGCCAACAATAATACAAAGGATACACATAGGGTTGATATTAGTTTCATTTGTCATTTTAGTTGATCTATTTTCTCTTCAATGCGCTTGATATCTTCCTTGATCTCAGTCACATCTTCTTGAGTCGTCATGATTGTTTGACGCACTAGCTGATCTTTCATGTCAAACTCCATGCGGGTGATTTCAGGTTCAGAGGGTAGAGGCAGTTCCTTTGCCTCCGCTATGTCTGCTTGCAAAGCAAACCACATACCCACGATCGTGCCTATCCCCGCCGCAACCATCCCAAGTGTCTTGAGATCTAGCGTAACCTTAGTGTCCTCTCCGATTTGCTGTGCCATTACAATAGTATGTAGTTTAATCCTACAGAGAAGTCGTGCCACTCTCTGTTCCAGTATCTGTTATACTTACCCTCTGTAAATATACCAAGACTTTTGGTAATCTTGGTCCCGAAGACAAGCCCGAAGCCTACGTCAAGCCACTGACTACTGTTTACAAAGTTGTGATACGAGTATTCGTCGCCTGTGTCGAGGTGGTATGGCATGATGTTCCCCCAGGAGTGCAGCCAAAAGTCTCTCTCATAGTGGTAGAAGTCAAAGCCCAGGATAACAGAGTAAAGCCATTGATTATCCAGCTCTGATCTTTTTTGAGATACGTAATCATTGAGCACCTGAGGTATAACTACCTGCTCCCATACTGCCTGATCGTTAGCGACCATGTCCCCGTCTGGGGAGAAGAACTCACCAGTATTGACATCAACCGTGTAGCCTTGTTCTAGTGCCAGTGCAGTGTAGTGTATTTGGTTGTTTTCCAGTAGCCATATTTGCAGGGGGTCGTACCCGTATGGTTGAGAAATCCTTTGAGCTACGCCTGCGTTCAGCGATAGTTTGGGGCCTAGCTTTAACCTGAACCTTTCTGACGCCTCAAAGTATCTCACGTCCGCGAATCCATCCTGCAGGTACTCAGCCTTTGCAACCCAGCCGTCAGCTACGTATCTAGCAAAGTAGTCTTGATCAAGAAAGTTCTTGCCCTGCTGTCTGCGCCAGTCGGCCTCGGCTAGGAACTCGAATCCATCGTACTTACCTACGGTGGCTGCATCTCCGTATGTCTTCTCTGTGCCGTCGTAAAAGACATTGGCTCTGTTCTCGTAACCAAACCTTGCAATCTTTCTCACCCCGAGTGTGAGGGAGTAGTCGAATGGTGTCTCTACCACCTCTGTTGTAAGAGGACCCGTGGTCACAGAGAATACGTCTTGGTCTGACACAGAGTTGCCCCCGTTTACAGCCGCATAGAAGGTTGATCTTCTCAATACATCTCTGTAGAAATCACTCTGACCGAAAAGTGTGATGGGGAGACACAGGAGCGCAAAAGCTAGAATCCTTTTCATTGTTTTACTACTTTCTTTTTAAAGCTTCTGTTCTCATAGTCTATTACAAACAAGTAGACCCCGTCAGGCAAAGACCCTAAGCTTATCACTTTGCTTGTTGTGGGGGAGAACACCACCTGACCTATTGAGTTGTACACCGTAGCAACCGCACCTGAAGGGGAATGAACCCTTACTATGTCTCTGGTCGGATTGGGGTTCACCTCGCAAATAGTGTTGTCTAGCACCGTGATGTCTGTAACTCCATCGCTGCAGTACTCGTAGAGATCAATACAGTACCCGTCCCATCCCACTTCGCAGCAGTACGGATCAACTTCGATGACCCATGAGTAGCAGTAGTCGTTGGCCCAGTACGGTAACCCAGGTCCAGTGACGCACCCAGCGTCATACACGCAGTCATCTGTAGGGGTGTTTGCTTCCTCGTTGTAGTTGTAGGCGTCGATGTCCATACATCCCTCAACAACAGGCAGGCATGAGTCTATGTCTACGTTGGCCTCAGGATCGTAGTTCAAGGCCTCAGGGTCTGTGCATCCAAACACAGCAAGTGTGACACAGCTTCCGTCATCGTAGTCAGCCTCGTATCCTTGCGTGTAGTATTCCAGATATCCCGCCTGAGTGCATCCAGCGTTGTAATAGCAGCTGCCGTCCTCTGCATTAGCATTCTCCATATAGTTCTGTGCAGTCTCGTCTGTGCACCCGTACACAAAAGGAACGCAGCTGTTGCCGCAGTAAGGTGTTGCTGTGTATGTGTTTGGGAACGGAGTGACATTCCACTGCGAAACGTCGATAAGGGTGTCGCCCGTAGGTCCTACGAGCACGAAGCCGCATTGATCGACTTGGTTCTGAGACTGAGGGGTTGTAAAGAAGAACAGCTCTATCTCCTCTTCTGATGACAGATACACGTCAAAGGATTCCTCTGTCCCGTCGTTTGGCCCCATCTTGTATTGTGGGGATGTCCACCCATCTTGATAGATGCCAAGCCAGCTACCAAACCACCCATCCCCTACCCCGTCAGTAATGGTCAGTGTGTAGAAGCAAGAATCTACTGCATCATCTGTGTTTGCCAGCGAGTCGTAGTTAAAGTATGAGTCATCTGTGCACCCAAAAACGACTGGGGTTTGACACAGGGCCTCTAGAAATATAGTGGCATCGGGGTTGTATTCTATGTAGTCTGGATTGCCACAGCCAACAACATCTTCAACCTCAAGACATAGAGGCGCCGTAAACTCCGTGAACACGCTGTATCCGAAGTCAGGCTCAGGCAGTTCCCACAAAGTATCTCCACAGGCGATCACAAATACGTCTCCGTCTTGACCGCCCCACTGAGAAGCTCCAAGGCCGTCACCGTAGCTGTCAGATATCTCTACCTCGACTACATCTCCAGTCGTGACGCACGTAGGGAACGCAAATGGAACTCCAATAATTGACTGAGATATGTTTCCAATAGATACATTCAAAATGTCTTCTCCAGACGTGACGTTGTGAACGTTAAATGCAGTCTCCTCGGGATAGTTGTCCAGAATCAAAACTGTGGTAATCTCTGTCTCCCAAGGCTGACACTCGGCCCCAAGGCCTGTGCATGAACCGTTATCAAAGTTTGCCCAAGGACTCCAGTTGTCTGCGTTGGGATTGGTGCAACCAGGAATAGAACCGCAGGGCAGGCAGCTTTCCCAACAGAAGGGAGGCAGCACCATGTGACCCTGCACGTTGATAGTTCTGTTTACATATCCAAACTCATCAAATAAAAAACAAGGAGACTCAAAAACGCCCACTGGCAGTTCCTGAACCTCCCACTCGTCTGCAGAGAACTTCCAAAGGTGTTGACCCTCTGGCATCTCTACGGTCAAATCCCACACGCCATCCTGATTGTCATCAGACATGGGCCAGCAGTTTCCGCACCATGCGTTAACTGATGAGTTTACTTCTGGGACGTCTATCTCAGGCGGATGCGGTCCATTAAGATCCAGCCTGAATGTGACATCATAAAGGCAGTTGTTAGCGTCGAAGTACGCCTGTGAGTCATAGTTGTTTGCGTCTGCATCCATACAACCATATACTGGGGGTGGACACGGAAGGACGTTGAATGGCACGGTTATCTGAGCGGCCTCAAAGTCGTATACGTAGGTGCTGACACCGCAGGTATTTTCGATTCCAAACCACCCCTCTCCAAACTCACAACATATACCATCACCGAACTCATCGCTTACAACTAAGTTGTACTCTCCAACAGGCAACTCAATGAACTGCTCGTTGTATGAGTTTGGATTGTACGGGCCACCGAGAGCAAACACACTGTCGTCGCCCACCATATATATCTCCCATGAGCTTTCAGATCCGTATTGATCGGCCTGAAACTCAAGGTTTACCCACCCCGTTTGTGCAGACGCAAAAAGAGGCAAAGCCAGAAGTGCGTATATCAGCCGCTGCATGACTCGCAATCCTCTGGGTTGTCTATGTTGCAGGTGATCTCACCATCTTCAATCTTCTTCTCTTGCTTCTTGAGCTTATCCTGATCCAAGAAGCTGATGTCTTCGAACTCCTCCTCCATATTATTTTTTTGCTTTTTCAATGGTTCTACCTGCGAAGTATGCACCAAATGCTGTTAACATAAGTACCTGCAGCAAATCTACGTAAGAATCCTTCACGTTAAATGCCCAGTTGTCCATGCTATCAGCCACCATGGTGACCATAAACATGGTCATTAGTGCAATCAAAGTGACGGGTCTGATGAGCTTTGCGAGCTTGACGTCGCTACCCATGTCTGCCTTCCACCTCTCGGTGACGTTGTTCTGAAATTGTATCTCTGCCTCTACCGCAGCCACACCCTCTTCGGTGTCTACGTCTGGATCTTTCTCTATCAGGTTCTTTACTATACCCAGGCCTCCGCTGTCAGGCAACAGATCCCCTACCACGTCCAAAACGTTGGGTGCTTTTGACTTCAGCCACTTTCCGAGGCCCGTGTCCTTGATTTTCTTTTTATCACTCATAGATTCCTAGTGCTTGTTTTACTGTTTCTACAGGTATCAGGCCCTGAGGCTTTGGGTCTATGTATTGACCTCTAAGATCATAGTACCTGGCGTTGAAGTACATGATTGCCTTTCTCTCCTCCTCTCCGAGGTCATAAAGCATATTCATGCGCTTGATGTAGTCTATCTCATCGTTATCTCTCAACTGCTTTTTGAAGTCACGTATAGCCGTGAGCATATCCTCTGTCTGCTTTAGATCTGATTTTAACTGATTGACACCCACAAAGTTAAGCCCCTCTACAGTAACGTCTTCGCCCTCCTGGTACGCTTTGGCCTGCGCCACAAACTGCTCTACATCCTTTCTGTTCTCTGTAAACAGATCGTAGTCAAAGAATCTAGAAGCCTCTCCGTACAAAATCTTTACGATCGGTATGTCATTTCTTCTAATGACAGGCTTCTCTGTGTCCCTTAAAGCCTCCAAGAAGCCCTTGCTGTCTGTGGTCTCATTGATTGCGTTCTTGACGACCTGAGATCCAGTGTAACCCAAGTCCACTACATCTGCTGCAAACTTACCCGCGCCGCCTGTAAGAGATATCAGCAGGTAGTAGTATGGATCTGGATTGAAGTTTATGTCTCCAGATATCTTCTCTCTACCCCCGCTCATCTCGTTCAGGTATTGAGCCATGTCTACCACGAAGTCTGGAGATCTAAACGCAAGAGTGTACTCTGGCGTCTCTGTGCCGAATGGATATTGTTCTTGATAAACCTTACCGCCAAAGTATGTGCTATTGAATGCCACCTCTGCTGCAGGCTTAAGTGCGCTAGGCAGTGCTGTGCTCACAGCCGTAGCCAAGAGATTGTCTCCTTGTCCGAAGGATATAGGTGAGAAGGATGCGTGAGCCGACAGGGCCAGGAATGCCGCAGCAGACTCTGGAGACCTTACACCCATAGTCATCTCTCCCAACACGGTGCCTATGTTGTTAAACATATTCATCCCGTATGGTAGCGGAACGATGAGCGGGTCTCTAGGTCCCAACATAAATATAGAGCCTCTTTGTTTTCTGTAGTCGGCTATCTTAGTGTAGTACAACTCGTCGTCGTCATCAACCCCAGAAATCAGTATGTTGATAATCGCCTTGGCATACTCAAACATAATTATACCCGCACCCATCTTTACAGGGGCTGGAAGTCTACCTATCGCACCCCTCTTATCACCCTTCTCATCTACCTCACTCTTCAGGGCTCCAAAGGTTCTATTGAACCTAGCCATACCCTGAACGGCTGCGTTGAAGAACAAGAAGTACGAATTGATTGACGGGCTGAGTGTTCCGCTCTTGTTGAAGTTTACCGTGATGTTCTTAGACAACTGCGCAGATCTCTCCTTCGTCATACCAACCCTTCTGGCCTCGATGTATGCGGCAAGTC